CGGTTAATTTGTAATGTTTTGTAAAGAAATTTTTTACTATTTGTAAAGGTTGTTAACCTTGGCCGCGTGATTTTTTACGTGTGGTGTGTTTATTGGGTCTTTTTGAATGACGTCCGGGGCGTTGGCGATGTTTGTGTCGAACGTGAACGTATCCAAAAGCCCTAGGCTTTCGGCTCATTAGGCTTCAGCTCCATTTTTAAAGGAGAACCAAACCCAGAGGTGGAAATCGGCATATAACTAATGACCCCATTAACTTTTTGTTCAGTGTCACCACCGCAATTCATACATCTATAGATATTTTGATAAATAGAGACAAAGACGGTTTTCGAATCACATAGAGGACACTCTCCATTGGTCACTTCAGCTTTAAGATTAAAGCCCTTTCCAAAAATATCTTTTCCAAGTTTTTCCATCGCGTTTCCTATCGTATTTAGTCTTATCTTTAAACCTTTTAGGTGTAAAGTGTTTTAAGAGCCTAGCTATAGGGTTCCTACTTTTAACCATAAACAAAAATGATGAAGAGAAATATCAAGAAGATAACTGATATAATTATTTTAGTTATTTTACTTACTTTTTTCATCCATAGACTCCGCAACAACTAAATTTATCCATAAAAAAATAATGGTAAACACTGAACCCTATAGCAATTCCTATAGAAGTTCCAATTAAAATGGCTATGATCCATTTCACTAAATACATGTCATCGTGTGCATCCAGAATAAACTGACGATAGATGAGATTACCACGACTCTATAAACATAGATCCATTTATTCATTAGTATCTAGTGCTTCCTTCGTATAAGCCTTCTTCATACCCTGACTCTATAACACGCAGGATTCTGGTACGAGGAGCCGTCTCTCCTTTTTCTTCTATATATTCAACTTCAGCTGTTACGTCTTTGCCACAGGCAAATTGGACGCGTTCCGGCTGTACAGTTCTTTCTGCAATGCGCTTATTCTTAAGGCACTCTGCCATCGAGGTTTGATACGTGTGCTCCACCAGCTCTCCTTCGAGAAACATACATAGTGCTACACATATAATTACTTCCTTCATTACTGTGCTCCATTCGCAAAGGATCTTTGCTTATCTTTTAATTTTTCTACATCCTTTTGTAGTTTTTCAACAGCTTTATTTAATGCTGTTATATTTACTTCGTTATGTAACATACCATCTACTCTTACCTGAAGTTTGTCCATTTGTTTATATAATTCTTCGATCAACATGAATTGCTCAGAATCCGCGGGCAAACTGCCCAAAAGCCCCCTGGGCCATTTGATCCTAAATTCTGTATTAAGTTCAGAATCCTTCCCCATGATCTCTAGTTTAGTTGAGTGTTGGTTAAGCTTCTCTTGTATCTGGAAAAATCCGAAAGTGCCGAGTGCGACCATTACGATCAGGGAGATTACGGTCTTCATCGGCATCTGTACCGATTGTTCAGGTCCTATTTTCATTTTTTGATCTTCCAAATAAAAGCCCCACCCAGAACAAAGGCTGTCCATAACATCCACATATCATTAGCAATGAATATAAAATTCATCACGTCTATAAAATCAGTCAACATCAATTAGTGGTCTCCTTCGTATGTGGTAAATTACATGTCATTGATAATTTTTTGTCTGTTATTTTCGTTACTATATGCTCAGTACCTTTTGAAAGATAAAATACCCTTTGTCTGTCTAAGGTTGTTTCTTTGTTATTGAGCGACCATACTGAGGAACCATAAATATTTTTTATCAAAACATCATAGTTATGAGCATGTGAAGAAAAAGATGTGGACTTTTTTCCTGTTCCAAAATAAAAATTACAATTAATATTGAGGTGAAAGAAATTATCTAGTTTATTTTTAATTTTTCTCGCTTCTTTATGAAGAGATCCTATATGTGAAATAATTAAGGTGTAGCCATCTTGATAATATTTAATACATTTATCTGAATCAATAAATCCATCTTGCAAGAAAAAATCTTGATAGGATCTTTTATCCTCTTTAATGACTTCTACTGTGGGTTGGCCCCAGGGATATGTCTTTGGCCAGCGAAATCGATCGCCTAATCTATCTAAAATGTCTTGTTCTTTGATGTTTACGTCCATATCTGAAATTGTCCTAACTAAGCTCTTTATTTTCATTAGAATATTATATCCATTGCTAAGTATAATATAATAAAAATAAACATGCTCATGATTTGTATATCATAAGGGAAGTTAACCATTTTCAAAAAATTAATTACAATTGAGTTTATCTAAATCAATCGGTTTGTCGCCGCCATAAAACCAAACCCATGATGAAATTTTAGTTCCATCTTGAGTATAGGTACATTTTTTGCCTACCGAGCAGGCGCTCAAGGCAAATAACAGTGCGAGCACTAGAAATAGTTTATTCATTTTGGCTCCTTTGGTGCAGTTCCAACGTTAACAAAATGTTCATACGTTCGTTGCTCTGCGTTTTCTTGTTCGTCTTTTATTTGACAACATGTACCTGATTTTTCTTTTTCTTTGGTATGCATATTGCAAGTTTGTTTTTCGTCTATTGGCACGTTTCACATTCCTTTGTATCGTCAACAGTGACTCCTTTTGAATCACATTTACACATTTGGCACGGACAGATACCTAGCATATCAGAATGGTTTAGCACAGAACAATGGCATAGACAATTACAAGTTTTACATCTAGTCTCGGTCATCTTTGTTCAAGTAGTCCCATGCTTCTTTAAGTTTTTTTTTTATCCATTTTATCATTTTTCTTTTCCTCAATGTTATAGAAATACTTATCAGTATCTTCTGTTTTCCATTTCCCTGTATCCTCTACATTCCACGTACTGGTTTGGACCTTCCAATCAAATGGCACTTCATCCTTAACAGTAAATGAAGGAATACTCCATATAATTCTATTATTGGGTTGAGCTGCATAATTTCCGTTTTCCAGGGCCATTATGTGGGCGCATTTATGTTCTGCCGGGATTTCCGAATGATCCGTATCGACTATATTACTCTCGGGGTGAGCCCAGTCAACCGTAAAAAGATAAGTACCATGATACCATTTTTTATCTTTTCCAATATATTTTCCTGATTGTCCTAAGAGGATATCAAAAGTACTAACACTAGGATAGTAACTAAAACTATTCCAAAGCTCCAACTCGTCAAGTCGCATCCGAGGAACTTCTTTAACATCAAAGCCTTTTTGTATGAATGCAGAGATTGGTAGGCGGTAGAATACAGCTCCATTCTCCATAATTGCGTGAAAGAGTATCGCACTCCCTGAAATCGATGCCAACCCAAAGATGACACAGTCTTCAGCTTCTCCCACATGTCCGGAAAGGTCATAGAGATACTCTCTCCTTACCTGCGCATACGTGGCAGGAATGTTTGCGTTCAGATAAGCCATTCAACATAAAATCCTTAGTTTGCTAAAAAATAAATGGCAACAATTACTACCACAACAGCGGCAGATATTTTTGGATTAGCTTTTGCTAATGTCCAAAGTTGTTTAACTTTTTCCATGTTTCCTCCTTGTTAATCATAGATGTCACCCCAATTTTTACCAAACTCATAGTCGACTTTATTGGGAACTTCGAGTGTAACAGCATTTTCCATAATCTCAACAATTCGTTTAGCCTGTTTATCATCTTCAATAGATAAATCAAGTTCATCATGAATTTGAATATGGGCTACTATGCCTTCTTTATAGAGTTCTAACATAGATTTTTTTGTCATATCTGCTGCAGAACCTTGAATTAATTTGTTTAAAGATTTGTAAGTATAGGCTCTTTTGATTCCTGGTCCATGTTCCCTGAGTGCTTCTTCGTGTGGTAATGCTTTATGCATCCCGAATGAATTTGGTTCCCATAAATGAAACCGGCATAATCTGCCAAGTAACGTTCTAATCTGTCCTCTTTCTTGTGCTCTGTTAGAAGCCTTATCCATTAGCTGTTTAACAAAGGGTACTCGACTGTGGTAAGTATGAAATAATTCTGCTGCTTTTTCTTTGGTGACTCCTAGTTCTGCTTGAAGTTTTCCTTTCCCCATTCCATAAAATAATCCTAAATTAATTGTCTTGGCTTGAATACGAGGAATCTTTGCCATGTCTGCTACGGTCTGGTGAAAATCGGCTTTAGAATTTTCTCTATAAGAATCAAGTACATCATAGACAGATGGAAGTTTATAAAGAGCTGCGTAATGAACCACGAGTCTGGGTTCCTGCTGATTATAATCGAAACAACCCCACTTACATCCTTCTTCAGGTATGAATAGACTTCTGATCTTGGGTCCTAGGTCTTTGTTTCTAGCGGGAATCTGTTGAAGGTTTGGGTTCTGATAAGAAAATCTTCCAGTGACCGTTCCTCCTCCTGCATTTCTAAGCTGATTAATCTCTGCATGGATTCTACCTTTATGTTCGTACCTTAAAATAGAATCAATGAATGTGGTATGAGCTTTGTTAATCTCTCTTGCTTTAGCAATGAGGTTTACGACAGGATGTTTATGTTCTTGTAAAAAATTTTTAGTAAAGGAAGGAGCAGATGTTTTTTCTGTTCTTGGATATTCTATTTTCAACATGTCAAATACATTTGCGACGGATCGTGCTGCCCATATTTGAGTGTCAACATTGGTTTCTGATTTTATTTTGTTAAGGATTTCTTTCTCTTCAGCCATTAATTGTTTCTTCATGGCATGAGCTCTTTCGATATCAACGCGAACGCCTTTGAATCTCATGTCGACTAGACATGGAAAGAGATCTGTTTCTAAATCAAATATATCTTCTAGGTCTTGTTGAATAATTTCCTTTTTAAGTTCTTGCCAAAGACCTAAAGTAATTTCTGCGTCTCGTTCAGCGTAAGATCCTGCGTGCATGGCAGGGAGCTTATACATCTCTGCTTTGGGATCGATGCCCCATTCGGATGCAGCTTCGGCTAGTGCTCTTTCATTTTTACCGTAGCCTAAATAATGCCAGGATAAACTATTAAGATCGTATCTAAATCTATTTTCATCGGTGATGGCTGAGGCCAACATGGTGCAAACAATATCTCCATTGATTTTAAAACCCATGGCTCTTAACCAACACACGTCGTAGATAGCATTGTGAAATATTTTTGTGGAAGGAGCTTCTAAAATATCTTTAAGCCATGATAACACTTTAGCTTTCTCCATATTCCCACCACCTTCGTGAGCAATTGGAAAGTATCCTTTGTAGTAAGAAGTGGCGACGGCTATACCTATTACTTCTCCATTACCAATGATAGAACCTGATCCTTTTTTAATTAAATCAGGATCCTTTGTTTCTAGATCGATTGCAATTTCATCTACCTGTCTTAGGTCTGGAAATTCTGTCGGCTTCACCCATTCAGTCTGGGCTTCAAATCTAGGAATTCGCATTAGTTATGTGGACACCTTTCTTTTTTTAAATCACCAAGTTTTACTTTGCCGTTAACAACTCCTTTATCCTTAAGCTCTTTCCATTTATTATAACCGTCTACCCAACTTTCCTGAGGGCCATAATCTCTTTCAATTATCATATCAATATAATGTTTAGCTTTTTCTAGATCTTGTACTTCTCCTTTATGCGCATGTCTGCAGATATATTTAATAGCATTTCCTTCTGCAAATTGCAATTTGTTCTTGTTTATAAACTCGCTTGGCTGCATCACCATATCTTTATAGTGAGATCCTCCAATTTGTTTATTGTATACTTTCGATGTCATATCCTTTAGCCTCCTTTTTTGCCGCCATAATATATAAATTTTGTTTAGTACGTGTGACGCCCACATACCAAATCCGGTTTTCTTCGTCTTCCTTATCTGGGCTTTTTTCAATAGCTTCCCTGATAGTTTTGGTATTATCCATGATGAGTAAAACATTATCAGCTTCGCCTCCTTTGGCTGAATGAATTGTTGATAGTTTAACTCTAGCTTCTTTGGATAATTCTTCGCCTGCCTGCAACATAGTTCTAATGTA